GCTAAAGCATTAGCCTGTTCTTTGTAATCTGATCCTGTAGATAATCCAGTATTCTTAACTAAATTAGCTATTGCTGCTCCTGGTATATCCATTGGAGCTAAAGTTTCAAGAGCTCCTATTTTTGATTCTGCTATTTCTTTTTGTTCCTTTTTAGTAAGTCCTGGGATATTATATTTTAAGACATCACCTTGTTTTCCCGGTAATAATTTAATTGCTGCATTACCAAGTTCTTGTACACCAGCTAATGATCTTGACCAATAACTAGGTTGTAGTTTAGATCCATATTTAGATTCAGCAACAGCATCTTTTTCTCCCGGTGTTAATTCATCCACCCACTCACCTCTTCTTTTAGGATTCCATCCTTCTTTCTTACCAAGTTTATTTACAGCATAATTATTTGTTTTATAATTATACTCATTTGTAAAGTTTTGAAGAACATCTTCTGGAAAATTTTCCATAGTAACTCCAGCAGCTTTATTTAATCCCTTATTCTTTTTTAAATATTGTCTTTTCTTTTCATCTAAAAATTTATCCATTGAATTTTTATCACGATACTCTGCTCTTAATTTACCAATATCTGAAGCTTGTCTTTCTGATGTAACTTCAGGTTTATTTACAATTTGAGAATATGTATCAGGATTTGCAGATAAGAAGTTTGGATCAATTGGAGTATATGTAGATTCAGGAACTGGTCCACCAGGTTGCATTCTAGTTAATGTAGGTATAGAAATGTCATTTATATATCCTCCAGTTTGTGCATGTATTAATCCTTGACCACCACATTTATGACAAGTAGTAAGATCATTACCACCATCTGCAGCATCCCATGTCCAACCACATTTTTTACATGTTACTTTCTTAGTAAGTAATGCACCACCTTTTTTATAATCATTTATTTCTTCTACTATGTATCCACCTTTTCTATATTCTTCTATTCGATCTTCTGTAAGATCTAAAATTATTCCGCCATCTTGTTGTTTTTTTGGGAAGATAGATGGATTACCAGCTTCTATGTATCCTTCATAGTTTCTTGCTTCACCTTCTGTAGTTGTTGGATTGTTATATAAATCTTCTTCAGCTCTTGCATATGCTTCTTCTTCTAATATATCTGGATTTTCTTCTAAAATTCTATTTAATTCTGTTTCAAATTCTGACCCTCTTCTATCATAGTAAGAACCTATTGCTTCATCTGAAGCTACATAAGGATTTGGTCTTAAACCAACTGCGCCATATGTACTCATTCCTCCAGCTTGATTTTGTAAATGATGCATTAACTCATGTTCATACCACCAAGGATTATTTACATTTGCAATAGGGTCATTTGGATTTTGTTTAATAACCCCTAATGCTGCATCATAACCTGTTTCTTCAGATGAATCAACTACTTCAGGATACACAAAGTTTTTTAAAGCATCTCCGTATCTTGAAGGTAACTGATTATAAGTTTCTCCTCCTGGTTGAAAGTATGGGGAATAAGGATCAAAGATTTTATTCTTAACAGACTTTGATTTTTTAAGTAAAGGATTTTTTGCAAATAATCTATTCTTAGCCATCAGACTTTTTGAGAACTTTTTAGATGGTTTCTTGCTTCCTCCTTTTTTTGCTTGTGGTATTTCATATACCATATCTCCTTCAAACTGATATTCATTATCAGGAGACATGTATTGTGTGTTACCTAAATTATCAATACCCACTAGATCATCTTCTACTCCTTCAGTAGTAATTCTACCAGAAGGAGTTGGTACTGCTGTAGGTTGTCCGGGATAATCCCATTGACCTCTCTCAGATATAATAAATCCGTTAGTGAATCTTTTTAATTCATTTGGTCCTCCAGGTAAACCTGCCACTTCATATTTTTTAAAAGATTTTTTCATTATCTATATGATGCTTGATTCTTACTATTTATTATCTTAAGGATAAAGTTAATATCTCTTTCTTCTGGTGTTGCAAGTTTTGACAAGAATAGATAATTAAGATAATGTCTAAATCTTTTTCTTTGCATTTCAGGTTTATTGTAATTCAAGTTATTTGCATTTAAAGTTTTGATATAACCGTTAGGTTGTGTATTCCAAATAACTTGATCTGCATAGTTACCTAATAACTGTGTAGTTCCAGGAATAAGTTGTCCTGTTGGAGGATAATCTGATCCTATTGGAAACTCTCCTCTATCTTTTGTAATATCCCAGAACTGGTTGAATCTATATTTGTTTTCTTCTTTTGAGAATAAAATATCAAATGAAGATAAGTTAGATTGATTTAGTTTTGGATAATCAAGTGAAAGAGTAATGTTGTTCTTAGGGAATATATTTAAGTTTAAATATCCAGATACTTGTTCTGTGTTAGATACCACAGCTTGATTAAAGTTTGCATCTAGAACATGGAACTGATCTACACAATTAAGATGAGAATATCTGTAAGCCTCAAGAATATATTCAAATGATTTAATAACTGTAGGTGATTGACCAGTATTTATAGGATACTCTATCTCAAAAGGATATTGAATACCATAATAGTTATTAAAATCTGTACATGTGTCATTGTGTTTCCAGATAGTATTATTCTTTACAGTAAATACAGTTTCTTTAGATGAGAAAGCTAAATCAGGATGCCAGTCATGATAACTAATAAACACATTCATCTTAGGATCATAACTTACTGTCCAAGATGCATCATCAAATATTGCTGGATCTCCTAGTTGATATTTAACACCAGAATAAATAAATCTGTTAATAGTAGGACTATATATTACTTTACCTAAGTTAGGTTTTAACTGATAATCTTTTTTGCTAAAATATAATAATGAGTTTCTGCTATCATACATTGATTGTATACCAATACCAGCTACTGGATTATCTATATGTGGAAAATCTGGGAAGTCCTCTGTAAGCTTATATGGTAAAAATAATGTAAACCACCACTTAAGACCATTCTGAGATATTTCTTTAATTCCTTCTCCATATGAAAATATCTTTCCTTGATTCATTGATACATAGTAAAGTCCTGCGGGAGAATAAATTACTGATCTAATATTTTGTGATGAACCATATTCAAATGGAGCATCTGAATTAGCTGCTGATGAAGGCGGGTTAGAAAATAAACCTCCGTCACCTATAGTAACTTTTTTACCCAAGTTTGTAGTTAATTGATCCACACCTTGATAGAATAAAGGACCCGTAGTTGGAAATGTAAATAACATACCACTCATCCCTACAGGTTTAACTGTAGTTATTCTATCATTAAACTGTACATAGTTTAATGGTAAATAAATTAACCAGTTATTGTCATATGATTCATCATCTTGATATAACGAATATAATGCTCTGTTAGGATAATATGTAAAACATAATTCAGCTACATAAGGATTATATGTTAATCCTTGTAAAGATCCTGCAGAAAGATATTGTGTAAAGAACTTAGTAACACTTAATGAGTAATCATAGTTATAGAAGTTACCTTTAGTAATTACTTCTGGATTCATATCAAATAACTGCCGCATATCTGTATACTGATATGGTATATATGGCTGTTCATATTGGAAAGTTCCTTGAGATCTAAAATCTACAAGTACATTACTCTCTACAAAGAAATCTCTAACACCTGAATTAGCTAGATAGAAATAAGAATTTTTAACAGACATGAATCCATCATAACCTCTAGGGAAGGAACCTGCTCCAGTTTCTTGATCGGTTTGTCTATCATAATTATCATTATCTAAATTATAATAACCTCTAGGAGTTGGTCCTGTACCAAAGTTTGGATTACTATTAAATAATCCTTGAATTATAGATAAAGGGTTAATACCTCCTCCAAATAATACATTCTCATCTTTAGAATATGGTTGAGAGTTCATCCAGTATCTTGCTGTTGGAATATTATTATATAAAGCATAATTCCAAGGAGTGCCATCAGGAAGATTATATAACCAATTGTAAAAGAATAGCATTGTATTCTTTTCTGTAAATCTGTTTATATAAGTATCTCCACCAAAGATTGGTTGTGTTGGTAATAATATAGTATGTTGAACTTGTGTAGGACTAGTAGTTGGACCACAAAAAGCTGATGTTGTTACAATTGAAACATCTCCATCAGGATTTGTTGCTGGATCATAAATACTATTTTTATCAAATCTAACTTCACATGATGTAGCAACAACTTGTTTAATACTTTCTAATTGTCCATATTGATTTTGTACATTATATTTTAATCCAACATAATGACTAGCAATATTAGCTATAAAACTATTAAATCTTGTTTCATTGTCAAACGCCATACCTCCACCTAATGAAGCAGATACAGCTTTACCAAGATTAATTAATGTGTTATCTTCTTGGTTACCTGGTTGTAAAACACCAGCCGCATATGTTCCAACCAATCTTGGACCAATAACAGGAGCAGTAAGCGGATTTAAATTATTAGGTGCAGCAGTTCTTAAAAATACTGTCTTAGTTCTATTAAGATTATTTATTGAATATCTTTCAAATCCACCAAGGCCATTTAAATAATCAGGAACTTCTTGATTACTATCTGTTAAATAAAATCCATCCTTTAAACTAAATCTTTTTAAGAAACTATTTACAGGAGGAACAAACCTTGCATAGAAACCATGGGCAAGAGATTGTAATGCATACTGTCTAAATGGTAAGAATGCTTGTATTACTCTTAGTGTAGTATTAAATCCTTCTGCAAAGTAATAGGGTATTTGTATAGCAACATTTATAGCTCCAGTTACAACTGGATTTAAACCAAGATTGTTAAATACAGTTGCTGCTGTATAATCTGTTACGATTACTTGTGGAGTAGATAATCCTATATTAGCATATGTTTGAGATGTTGTATCATAAATATCCTGTAATGTTAATGCTCCGGTTAATGCTGCATTTAATTGTCCACCCAATGTAAAATAATTTTGCATTTGAGTTACATAATTATTATAAGTACTTGAGGCTGCATTAACTGTAAATGCGTCTAAATCAAATGTAGCACCTGTTGTTCCTCCTGTTGGACCAGCTGCTATATTCCATTGTGGATATTTTTGATAAGGTGCTTGAAAATCAGGAGTTGCTTGTGTATGCATTTCTTGTTTTCCTAATAAATTTAAAAGAGCATTACCTAAACCAACTATAACAGAAATATAAAATGCTTCATCACTCATTAATTTATTTTCTGGATGTTTATTAGGAACTACAAATGCATGTGTTGAGTTTCCTTCTAAACTTCCATATATTTTTAACTCAGTTTGATTTAAAAATGGATTTCTAAAACTTGTATCTGGAGAAGTAAATGTTAATAAATTTTCAGGTATAAACTGATTTACAAAAGTTTCATTTCCTTGTGAATTTATAGTTACTGGTTTAATAAATGGATCATTAAATCTATAATCATGATCAGTTGGTGTCAATGTATTACCTAAAGGAATACTACAGTTAAATGGATAGTTTGCATACAGCCCTTTTCTATTACCTTTTGACTGACCTTGTATTTCATAATCTCTAAAGTTATTAATCATACCTTTAGCTACTATACTTTGATTACCTTCTCTTGACCCTCTTAGAATTTCATAACCAACTATTCCTGGTATTGGATTTCCATCATTATCTTTTGGATAAATGATTCCATTAAATCTAACACTCATGATTCTAATATATTTTTTACCATCAGAAGGATTAGCTACAAAGTTTGCATTGTCTACTCTAAAGTGATATGTTTCAGATGATAAAGCATTATCAGGAAACTTATGGTGTCTTATTGGTGTACCACATAAATCATAATTTGGATTTGTAGTTCCTGTCCAACATTGAGAACTTGAATTCCAAACTTCTGGTTGATTAGGTGGATATAATTCTGTTGACTCCCAATATCCCATTTTACCAAATGCTAATACTTTTCCTCCATCTGGTAATATTGGATTATTAATTAAAAATACACCAGTTTGAGTTGCTGTATTTATAGTTTGCCAAAGTCTTATGTCATCTGCAAAACTATTTATATCTGTATAAGATGCAGTGTCTAATAAAGTTTGTGTAGTTCCATTAGGTGCAACAAATGTATATGGTTCAGCTGCTCTACCTGGAATGTGATAAGAAGCAGATTTATCTCCTGTATTATATACCCAACGTATAAAGAATGAGTATACTTCATCTCTAAGATATCCAGTCTTTGATCCACCTTTAATATAATAATCTTCTGGATATTCAACAGAAACCCATTCGGTATTAATTAAATTTGCTAATGGCTGATAGTTAAAATCAAATTTAGATTTAGGAGCTATCCTTAATAAGTACTGATTAACATTAACCATTTGATCAGATGTTTCATACACAGGATTCTGAATGGTAATTAAACTTAATGGAATAGTCTCTAATGTAAGTGGGATATCATCTAATAGAATTGTTGTTTGTGATGTAGAATAATATCCAATCTTTTTTGCAATAACATTTTCATTTATAGATGCTACTATTACAAGTTCAAACTGCTGAAAGTTATCTGTATCTAAATCTAAATTTAATTGTAAAGATCCTTGTGATAAATTTCTTTCAGTATATACCGGTTGTAAATTACTTGGAGAAAAATAGTTGGTTACTTTCTGAGTATTAATTGTATAAGCTACAATTGCAAAGTATGTTCCATTTTCTAATGTACCTGTACCAGGTGCAATAGATAATTCTACACATGGAGTTTTAACAAGAGATGCTAATCTTATTTTATCACAGTCTAGTTGATTAGTGTCAAAACATATATGACAATTTGTTGGTAAACATTTTTGTTCCCAAGCAGTTATTGGCCAAAGAACTGTATTTCCATTATTATCTAAATAGTAATTATAATTGGCACCAGCTACTGATTGATCAGAACCTCCCCAAACAAAATTAGGATCTGGCCAAGTTTTAGGATCACCAACATCCATATACCTATCCACGTTATTTCCATCAACCCAATAAACTTCCCATCTACAATCTCCCTTCTGTCTTGATCCACCAGTTATAAGATGTAAATTACTAAAGTTTAAACATGGTGCAGAAACAATTGGTCTATACCTACAGAAGTCTTCTTCATATAAACCAATCTCAGAGTTAACAGGTTTTCCATTAACATTAGCAACAGTAAAGACTACCCACTTATCAGCAAAGAGATGTATTAATCCAATAATATCTTTCTCACCCTGCATGGTTTCACCACTTGTTCCACAGAGATAGTTTGAGTCCTCATTAGTTAATGTACCTAAGTTACCTTCATCTGTATTGTTAACCATGTTTCTAGCATGTGTCCACAATCCAGATTCTACAAATGAAGGGTCTGTATCTTTATTAAGACCTTTTGAAAAACTATTAGTTACTGTTTGACTAGTATTTTGAATTTCTTTACCCATTATATAATTCTATTACCAGTTATATTTCTATAATATCCTGCATTAGGTGAATAACTTTGAAACATAGAATAGTACTTACCGTACATAGCTTTTCTATTTGTCCACCACATTTGCTCTAACTCTCTAAAGTTTGGAGTATTAACTACACTTAATGCATTGTTTCTTGCAGCTTTAAGTCTTTGTTCTACAAGTTGCATTCTTTGTGCTACATCCTCTCCATTTAAATATAAGTTTTCAAAGATTCTAGCTTTTAGTGCATACTCATAGTATTCATTTAAAAGATCATGATCCGGAACCATTAAGTTTCCATTATCATCTTCCATTTGACCTTGGTAGTTTAAATATACTCTTCCTGTTTGAAATGTTGTAAATAAAAATCCTCCTTTAATCCATCCCTCGTTTGCAGCATTCCAATAAAGATTTGGACAATCACATTCTATTTCTTGACTTGCCTTCATTCTTAATGGCAAAAGATCTCTATAAACTCTAGTAACACTTGAACCGGAGTTATTCATTACTTGAACAAGTTCCCATTTTTCTCCTTTACAGTTCATAAATACTCTAGGAGCAACACATGTGTTACCATAAGGATTTAAAGGATCATACTCTGTAGGTATTGGATCTACTATTGGATGATTAAGACTACATGCTGCAGTTTGGTTACATGGATTAGAATTACATGTTCTACAGTTTACTGTTGGTGGAGCACATACATCTACAGTAGATGGAACTTCTTGATAAGGAACTTCCATAATATGAGTCCCTGATGCCATTGGTCCATAACCTGCATGCTGTTCATAATTTCCACAAACAAATGCAAAGTTAAATACATAAAAATCATCTGGTAGTTTTACTCTACCATGACATACCTCTAATATAATTTCTTTAGTTTGATTTACTCGTAAACCAAGATCATAGTTTATTTTTTTAGTAAGCTTAATCAGCTGTTGAGGCTCTATCATATTTTCAAGAGCAAAAGTATTTAAGTCAACTGTTACATCTTCTAACAGTTGATCAAATGTTCTATATCTAAGAGTATAATTAAAATCCATTATCTAAGAGAGTTTTGACTATCATCTGCATTATCAGCAGGAACCTGCATTGACATTGATAGTTCTTTGATTACAAACTGTTCTACTTCAGAGAATAAATATTCCGGAATAGTTAATCTTTGATCCTGTGCAATTTCACATTGCTGTTTTGGATCACATGGATCTGTAACTCCTTGAAATATAGCTTCCATCCTTACTGCTTCCCAATCAATGTTTGGTGCATATAAGTATCCATTAAGATACCAGAAATATTTTCTTGTATTATATTTAAATGTTGTTGTTCTAACCATAGACACCCAAGTACCTGGATCTGTTCTAAACATTTCTATTGTACCATCTATTGAAGATGTAGTACGTATAATAGGACCCATTGCCCCTTCAAGAATAGTTGGAAGTTTTTCTTTAGATCTCTTAAAATAACATCCAGAATAAACTCCTATACAACCTGCTTCTACTTTGTCTACATCTATAAGTTCTATATAAGGCAATACCTGAAAGATAGAACTTATCTTCATAAGTTTAAATTGATTATCTTCTCTCTTTAAAAGAGTCTGACCATATTTAATCAATGAGCTGTATATAACTCTATCAGTTAAGAATGGATCTTCTTTAACTGCCTTTAGAGTATTTCTAACCCTTGATATTGCTTCACCAATAGTTGTCATAAGTCAAATTCATTATAATGTTTTAAATCTTCCCTTTCCTTAATTTTGGCAGAGTTGATTAAAAAGTTTTTAGTATGTTCAAGTTTTATTCTTTTTGTTGGTTCAACTACTAGGTACATGTTCCAGTTTTCTGGATAAGCTTTTGCTACTGATCTTTTAAAATCTCTGCATGCTGTAAAACCCCAAAACTCTCTATTCTTCATTTTGTGTTTTAATGCATAGCTTGTAAAAAATATTTTGGCAAGCTTACCATCTGATTCCCAGTTTTTATTTGTTACTGTTACTCCATATTTTTTTGACTTAATAAAATCAGTGTTTTGTTTTTTAGGACTTTGACAAGTTCCAATAAACAACCAACCTATTTGTTCAGGTAGTTGAACACCATCCCTTGTATCTATAACTGTCTGAAAAAGAGCATTGTTAAAATATTTAACAATCTTTCTTAACTCTTTATCATCTAAGTCTTTATACTTAGGATGTTTCTTTTTAAAACTTTCAAAGAACTTCTTGTTCATTATGGTATATACTTCTGGTCTATACCGTGGTGCTGTTAAATCAGGACTTCTAAATTCCTTCATACTATACTAATTAATATACTAAAAATAAATGACTTTAACAAATATAGTAATAAAAGCAAAACCCCCGCAAGTGCAGGGGTTCTACCATTTGTTACAGAAACCAACAAACTGCAACTTTATATTGTTAACAGAAGTAAGCAACAATTAATTGTAATGCTTCTGCCATATTTGTATCAGTAGGTACAACAACTGTTTGCCCACAAAGAATTGGAGCTCCTGTATATACTACACACTCTGCATCAAAAACTTCAGAACATGTTAAAGGAGTAGGACATCCTTCTGGTGTAGGACATGGTGGTGGAGATGTAAGTGCATTATCTGAACATCCACATTTTCTACATCCGCAAGTTGTGCAAGTATTAGTAGCCATAGTTTAATTTATTAAGGACAAACAATTGGTGTTAGTATATCAGTAGTACATGGATCAATATATGCAACTAGTCCGTCAAGTTGAATTCTAAACCCACCAACTTGTTGTTCATTATTTGCATTACATGTAAAAGGATATGTTAATGTTGCATCATATTCTAAGTCAAGTCCAATTGTTCCTGCCCCACCATTACTGTTTACATTAGTATTTGCACTATCAAATTTAGGTACGTTATCACCAGAAATAACATGAGAAACAATATAGTTTAAATGAGATGTATTAAATGCTCCAGTTCCTGAAAATATATTTTGCTCTGCATTTTTAGGAAGGGAAAGAGATAATGTTTTTGCACTAGAAATTGAAACATTAAATAGTCCTGACAAAATAGAACTTGTTACAGGAGAGCCATCAACTTGAATTGGTCTTGTTCCTACAACAAATGTTAATGCATAGCTATTATCAAATGTTTCACCTACAGCCATTATAGATGTTGGGATAACTGAATTACCTTGATTAAATGTTATAGTACCTGCAGTAGAAGCTACAACAGAGTTGGGACCAATTGTTGCAGGAGCAACAACAGTTGAAAGATAATATGTATCAACTGGGGGAGCTGATTGGTATTGCCATAATAATGGAGCACCAGCACCATCATCAATTGGAATAGTGATCAACCCTCTAAAATGTACTACATTACCAATTCTTCTTGCTTGTGGTTTTAATGCTAATGTGTCAGCTCCAGAATAATAACCAAAACCATTTAGGTCTACCCATCCGGTATCTAAAAGTTTTGAAGATACAGTATATGCTGGTCCACCAGTTACAGTTGTTTGAATTGTGTTTGTAGTAGCTCCTGTTACTGTTACATTAGTTCCATTATAAATATCACATAAAACTATCCATGCATTATTTAATAAGTCTGCAACAGTAGTGGTTGGTTGAATCCAGGTTGGATATTGTACTGCATATGTAGCTGCAGGATTCACTTTAGTAAAATCTGTACCTAATATACATTGTGATGCAACTGCACTAGATAAATCTGCAGTTGATCCAGTTACTGCATAAAAACCACACCATACATTATTTATATATTCTTCAAGAATTTGATCAATGCCGTATGTAACACCAGACAATAAAGTATTAATGTTACATGCTAATGTAAATGTAGGAATAGTGAATGTAGGTACTGGGGTAGTTTCTAATGTTGTTACTCTAACATTTAAATCATTAATTTGATTATTGATAATACCTATTTGATCTATTATACCACAAATTCTAGTTCCCATAGCTTGGGCATATTCAGCAATGGTCATTACTGTTGTAGTACCTATAACAAAACAAGGAGCAACAGTAACAAGAGTTTCTGCTGTTGCTGATCTTGTCTGTCCAGCAGGTGCTGCAGCTACCACAGCATCAACAGCTTCAAGTGCACAAATTCTTTCAATTAAAAACTGAATTAACTCTTGGATATTCTGAGGCTTACAGCTTGCTAAGTCAAAACAAGATAAGTCATAACCATTAACATCTAACAGATCCATAATATTACAAAGTTCTGTTGCAAGTTTATGGATTACATCAGATACTGTATCCCCTGTACATAGTTTAATACATGGAATGTCTGGTCCTTGCCAAATAACACAGTTACTTGATATTGGACTACATGGACTATTATCTAAATTAAGAGGTTTCATATTTATAATATACTAATTATTAATGAGAATTACAAGGAATATTTGAAGTACATCCACAAGGTGTTGAACCACAAGATGGCGTATTTGGACAACATGGGTTTATTACAGTACATTCATAGTTAGGATCTCTTATTGCATCCAAGTCTATTAGTTCCTTTTTGATTAACCACTTGTCATTGTCTTCTGGACAACAATCTGATATACCGTATCTTAAATAGAGTACTTGCTTATAGTATACATCTGCAGATCTACAAGATATTTTTTCATATTTTGATATAGTACATGCTGGTGTATTATATCCTGGTTGTACACTTCTTCTTGGATAAACAATTGGCGGACAATTCCAAATATTAGGTGTAGTTTCTGAACAATTACCAAATGTTACTATGAAATCTATTTCAGGATAATACTCTCCCCATGTTCTTACACAAAATCTTTCTGATGTTACACCTGGAGCTAACGTAAATGTTTGTACTATAAGTTCACAATCATAATATTCATATTCTTTACTTGTAGTACTATCATTTCTAACTGTTGTACAAATACAAGGGAATGTTAATAAACATTCTTCACAATCTTCATATTCTACATCTGGAATTACTATACCTGCATTTGTAGCTAATAATGTTCTAGTTACCGTCCAACAAGTTTCTGGACAATATTTAATTTTAATTACATTTCCTACAGATTGACTAAGATCTGTATAAGTAATAATAGGATCTTTATATCCTGTACAATCTGTAAGTAAGTAATAATCTCTTGCACATTCAGTACAGTTAATATAACTTGCATCTACTGTAATAATAACATCTGAAGGAATATCTTTTATTTCTTCCACTAACCAGCATCCTGGACAATCTAATCTGATTATTACTTGACCAACATATGCACTTAAATCTGTACTAGTATAAACAATTGTTGTAGAATCATCACAATTAGTTAGTTTATATTTAGGAGCACTTAAGCAAGTTGCACAACTAGCAAAAGATTGTATAACAGTAACATCTATTGCACAGTCACATTCAACTGTGTCAATTACTTCCCAACAAACTCCTGGGTATTCTAAAAGTATTACAATCTGTCCAAGTATAGCGTTTATGCCTAATGAAGGTTTTGTAGTATAAATATCAGGTAATAAACCTTCACAATCTTGAAGTTTATAACACGGGTTACAGGCTGTTGTTCCACAAATTCCTGGACCAACTATATATGGTGGATTTCCAAAAGATCCTTGAATAAAAGGATATACTATAGAACAAAATTCTATTGGTGTTCCGGTTAATAAAGGACCTGTGTTTTGTAAATTTCCATCACAATCTATATAAACACAATTTTTAGCTAATGCAACAACTGTATAACATATACAATCACAAGGAGTTGGAGCTGTGGGGCTTACTGTAAAACCAGTTACAGCATTATTACAAGATCCGGTATTATTTTCTAAAACATACCAAGGTCCTGAAGAAACTCCTAATTGAATTATTGTTATAAAAGTATTTACATATGTAGATAAATCTATTTCAGTATTAAAACGATTACCATCACAGTCATAAAGTGTATAACATTGTTTAATACAATTTGGGCATTCATCAATATAAAGTGCACAATCTGTATTTAATGCCGATAAGTTACTAAAAGTAAGACCTTCTACATATACTGGAGGATCTGGTAAAAGATTATATGCTGCAAGATCTGGAACTTGTATATCCCCTACAACACCAGTTTCAATAGAATAACATATATTTTCTAATCCATTTACTGGAAGTCCTAAATATTCTTTTACACCATAATAAGTTGAAGTAGGAAAAGGACCTTTAAATAAAAGTTCAGTATCATCACAACAACTTGTGAATATTAAAAATTCTAAAGCTAAATTACATGCAGGACATTCAGCATCAGCTTGTGCTGCTTGACATGTATCATAAATTGTTATATCAAAATCTGTACAATCTGGTCCTTGCTCAAATGTTCCATCAGGTAACTCAGTAAAATTATAACATTCTCCTGTACTAAAAATAAATCCACTAATTGGTTCTATAAAACCAGGACCATTATATACCCATACTCCATCTGTTGGGGTACAGGCATCTGTATCAATATTTAAACTAATTACATTAGCAGTATCACAGCAATTAAAAATAGAGTATGCTGGAAATTTAGAACCACATGGTGCGCATATTAGATCTTCACAATCATTACTTGCAGTTAATGTTATTTGACTTGAATTAAAAGCTGATGGATATGCTGTAGAAACTGTTCCTTGAAATATTACTGTATAACAAAAATTAGAGTTAAATACCATGCCTGTTACAGATTCAGTAAAAGTAGGTCCGGTATATTGATATACTCCATTAGGAACTGTACCTAAACCTGGTATACGAAATAAACCAGAGATTACTGTTTGAGAGCAACAACTAGTTATTAAATAATAAGGAACAGGTGCAGACATTATTTAGTGAATTTTTTTAAATTATCTTTTGGTTGAGGACCTTTTACTTTTATTTCATAATTACCTAGACAACTAGTGCATACTTGAGTTCCATCAGAGGCTTTTCTTATTTGACATCCGCAGGATAAATTTGCTTTACAATTAGGACAAACTGACATAATTATTGATTTTATTGGTTTAACAATTTCTACATTCCATTCTATTCAAAAGTTTAAGGGCATAGTTATATAAGCTCATACCTTTCTGTGGCTCAAGACAAAACTCTACCTTAGACTTTGCTGCTTGAAGATACATAAAAATTAATCTTAGTTCTTCAAGTCTTTGTTTTATTTTAAAAGGAGGATCACAATCAGCTACATCTACATCACAAAGAATCTTGTAATATTTATTTAATGCTGCTGTTACTCTTAAATGATTATACTCTACATATACTGTCTCATTAGGGGATACACTGTATTTTATAATATAAATACCGTCTGGTATATTAAAATAAGTTGTTCCACAATTTGTAGTTTGCAATTGCAAATCACATGCTGTTAAAGTTATGTGACCTGTATTAACAAAATTAGTCATTGTAGTTCCTGTTATCTGGTTAGAATAACCAAATCCAGGTACAGTAACATTTAAGGTAGGGCATACTATTGGAATAGCGGGATCCAATGTTTGATATACACTTGTGTCAAGTATCTTAAGAATGCATTCATTCATTACTTGAGGCACCTCTAAACTTAATACATGATTTGCCATACTACTTTATTTTATAAAAAAAGGAGAGGAGTATAAACTCTCTCTCCCCTTTTATAATTATTAATTTAATTCTATTAGATTCCGCACTGAGCTGGAAGAGCTGGGAATGCAATAGCTGCACAAGTAGATAAACAGTTATATCCATTTACACCAACTTCAACTTCACAAACTCCACAAGTTGTTAACCAACCTGAAACAGCAGTTTCAAATGCACTTGCAGTAGTAGAACTTGTAAAGACAACTTCCAATAAGTATTGATCATTATCAAATGTTCCAGAAGGATTGTTAAATCTAGGAACACTATGCTGAATATAATCTCTATAGTAAAGTGCTTGTCTGTTAATAGCATTTACAATTTGGTTACCTTGAGTAATCTCCCGGATTCTGAAGTCAGAAGAGAAGAAGTTTTGTCTATAAGACTCAGAAAGAATAATATCTCTAAGAACTGTTTCTCCAAGACCCATTACTTGACTACCAAGACACTCATTAGCAACACAGATACCTGTAAACTCACATGGATCACCATTTAAATCTACTTCACTTACAATTAAGTTGACTGGTTGTTTCTCATAGAAGTCAGAAATTTGGAAAGTACAATCACCAAATCTAGTATCTACATAAGCACCATTAAGGATTAAACCGGCACATTTATTAGCTGTGTGTGGTGTAGCTGTATTATAGTTATTCCAAGTGTTAGCACCTTCAGCAGCTAAGAAAGCAGCATCTGTTCCTGGAGCATACCAGATAACACCAGATTCATCTTGAATAGCAATCTGAATAAATGGAGATACAATTGGAGAGTTTAATAAATCATTGGCCCAAAGGATCATAACATTAGTTGAGTTAACAGCGGTTGGAGCAATAGCTCCTGCTGGACAACATCCTGTGTAAGCAGTTGCAGTATAGTATGCATTGTGATTTAAGAATCTTAGAGCAGGAGAACCTTTAACATCTAAACGAAGATTATAAGTCTCACCACATAAAAATTCTTTACAACAATTAGTTCCTGGGATAACTGGAGAAACTGCAGGATATACACTTCCAATAGTATATACTGCAAGAGTACCTGGTACTCCAGAAGGGGAGTTAATTGTTACAGTGTCACCAACAGCATAACCCTTACCAACACTTCCAATTGGATTTGAAACTACTAAAGTTGGAACACCCGTACCTGAAATATTAATAAATAAAGTTAATCCGGTTCCTGTTCCAGTAACAGTTGTTGTTGTAACAAGAACATTAGTAGATGGGGCTGGTAAATACCCAGCACCAGCAGTAGTAATAGAACCTGTTTTAACACCACCACCTAAAGTTGAATAAGTAGATCCAACGTGAACAACATTGTTAGATGGAGCACAAGAACCTACACTATAGAATCTAGATACATATTTAGGATTAATAAGTTTAGATTTATTAGTCTCTTGGTATCCACCTAAGAAAGGACTAATCTTATCATTACAGTAGATGGCAGAACCAACTAAGTAAAGTGGGCAACAAGATGAAAGATCACTACTAGATGCAGAAAGCTGGTCTTTAGTAAATAATCCAACATAATTGTTTGCATAACTACCATTTACTAGAGTAGATGCCGCAGCAATTTGATTTAATGTATAAGTTGGTTTACCAGAGGATGCAGTAGTCAAAAAACCACCAGTTGCACTAGCAGTACCTAAAGATCCACCTTGTGGATTTTTGATTGGAACAGAAGAAATACTTGCTCCTGTTGCAAGAAACGTTTTCTTAAACGCATGATTAAAATAAGCCATTTTTTTAAATTTTAGTTAAACATATATATAATATAATATAGTAAAAATATTTACAATATCAAAATTATTTCAAGAAAAGAAGTTTATACTTAGTTGACGTAATTGACTCTTTAACTAAATCTAAATTATTAACAATCTCAGAGTAGGGCATCATACCTTGTAATTTGTTAATAATATTATATAAATCTCTAAGATATGCTACACCATCTGCTACTGTATCTAAAGTTCTAGCAGGCACTTCTGTATAAGTTAATAGTTTTTCAGCTGCTCCTTGATATCCTTCAACCAAAGTATCGGCATGTTCATGAAGTCCTTGATAGAATGGATTAAGTGCATTATGTGCTGCATAAGATCCATCTCCTGTAACTTTTAAATGAAGTTTGTGAAAACTTGTTGTAGCATTCATAAGTTCTGATGCACAGGCTGCTGTCATAGTATCTAATGAGCTACCACCAACTCCAGTATCCGGAGTAGGTTGTGGTTTTGAAGGTTCTGATTTAGGTTGTGTTACTGTTACCTGTGGTCTACTCAATGTTCTAGTAGGCTCAGGATTTCTTTTTAAAAGTCTAGATTTTGGTTCCATTTTTTAGTTGTTGCGTTCTGCAGTATCTGTACCTCTAGAGAATTGATTTCCTGACTCAATATCTCCAGCTATAATACTTACTGCTTCATCAATTATTAATTCTATTATATCATCTTTAAACTCACATGTAACATTAACAGGAGATTGTATATTAGTATAGGGATCCACACATCCCTGAATCTGAATCTTTCTAGGTTGTCTGTAGTAAGTTAATTGAACCTCTGGTATATTAAATTCCCCGTTGGTGTAAACATTAATGTTATCATCTATAAGAGTAGCAAATGTCTCTGCCCATTCAAAGCTTGGCTTCTTTAATTTATCTCTAAGAAGTACTGAGACATTCCCTTCTTCTGCCAGATATATAACCATTGTTCTTTTATCACAACAATCTCTTTGAGCAAATACATCTACTCTTTTCCATTGTAAATAATCTCCAGGAATATTTAAGAATGAATAATCTCCTTTGTCAGTTAGATTAGTTATAGTCTCTTTGAAAAGAAGAACTTGCATATCGTCCTTTCTTCTAGTAGATCCTTCATCACCCTCCTTGGTTAAGTTAATACCATGTAACTGTCTTCTAGACCACTCCACCTGAGCTTTATTAAACGCCTCAACTATCTGCCAACACTCTAAGTTGTCATAATCTTGGCTATCTAATTTATTCAGCCGTTGTTTAATCTTTACAGTTATAGTACTATTTAACATTTCTTATTTATTTTCTTTTTACAGAACCACCTTTCTTTTGATATCCCATTTTATTTCTAACAGGTGTTGGTAGTTTAGAAAGACCTACTTTATCTGCAGGAACTGGTTTAAGTGCCCCACCTTTAGACATTTTTTTTACAGAGCCGCCCTTTCTATTAAATTGTTGTTTATATCTTTCATATGAAGATGAGTCAACATTTGAAACTGGTTGGGCAACAGCTTTTGCAGGTGAGCTTATAGTTGCATTCATTCTTGCTTGCGCAGCTGAATTGTTTCTTGGTGCATTTTCAAGTAATTGTCTATTTCTTTCAGATGCTTCACGCAAAAGATTTTGAGTATTATAAGAATCCTCCATTAATTTACGTGAATTAGTAAGGCTACTATTATATTGTTCATTGGCCATATTACTTTTATTAGCACTATCCATTAGAGCATTCCTAACATCTGAAGAAACTTGACTACCTGTCACATTACCTTGATATCTTTTTAATGATTTTTTAAAATCTTTCATAGCACCACCAGCTTTTTTATAAGCCATAGCTTTATTATCATTAAAGTATTTAAGTGGATTTACTTTATTATTTTTTTTCATGATTATTTATTTTTAGACATTTTTCTTAATGTAATAGCAAGAGCCTTTCTTTTAGGAGTACAAGTAGCTTTAGTCATCGGAGTGCAATATCCTTTATGTGCAGGATTAATTGCTTTCTGGATCCACTTCTTGTCAGTCTTCTTTTTAGTTGCCATGACTTTACTTTTTTATTTTACCTTTATTTCTACAGCTACACATGATTATTTCTTTTAATAGTTATTTACTATGCACCATATAATGGTCTTTGACCACATTTGCCATTTTCCAATCTTTGAGTCCCTCCGGGGCATCCTCTTTTAACAGCAGTAACATTACCACCTGCTTTCATAGTATTAATACCTTGAATGTTTGGTCCTGTAGGTCCTGCATTAGGAACACCATAGATTCCCATTTTAGTATTGCCACCACCTCTCATAGGTTTAGTAGGTGCTTTAGGATTATTTAGTTTATTGGTAGCAGAACCACCTAATGCCATCTTTTTTACCTTTTTGATTGTGCCTCCAGATTTCATCTTACCACAACCCATTTTACAAGTCTTCATAATTATATATAATAAATTAACAATTCCATTTTCTTAAAGAAAGAGCTTTTCTAGTTGGTCTTCCTTTTTCATCTTTCATTGGTCCAGGCATTCCTGACATTCTAGCACAAAAGCTCTTGCGTCTTTTAGCATCTTTGCTACCAGGCTTAAGCTTTGATGGTTTAGTAGTTACAGCTGTTTGAAGCTTACTTCCAGGATTAGCTGCTCTATAAGAAGCTACTCCTTTAGCATTTAATCCTCCTTTAGGATCCTTACCTTCTTTTCTGGTCCAGCTTGGACTTTTATACTTTGCCATTTTTTTTAGGTTTTGGATATGGATTTTCTCTATGCCATTTTTTAGTTGCTGCTATACCTTGCTTTACTGTTTTTGCTCCTGCTTTTTTGGTTAGATTAATTGTATCCCACATTCCTTTATCTTTAGTAGGATGATTAACCATTATATCACCAGGCTTACCTTTACCAATCTTATTAGTCTTTTTGTAAACTCTATGTTTTTCACCACCTGCAGTAACTCTTGCCATTACTAAATCTTTTTACCAGCAGCAATGCTATTGAATTCTTTTGCTTTTTCAGCTGCCATTTTCTTAACATCATTCATAAGCTTAGCATTCTTCTGAATCTCAGCAGCTCTTTGTAATGTAGACATAGCAGATTCAATTTCCCATTTTCTCATGTCTGCTTTATTACCACCTAAAATAGAAATACCAACTGAAGAACTTGACTTCTTAGCTGGTGCTTTTTTTGTAGTTGTTTTTTTAATTGCCATGGTTATACTTTTTTAACTCTTCTTCCCATTCCTACTCTTGACTTCTCAGCCTTTTTAGCAGCTAGTTTAGAAGGTGTTAGTTCATACTTTGTTTTAGGTGTATCCTTAGATACTCTTTTTGTAGGCCGGCAGTATTCATTTTTACCACCGGCACCACAAGCTTTTCCTGATTTAGTATCTTGCCATTTTTCTGCTTGCCATCTTTTTAGTTCTGCACCCTTCTCAGTCTTTCTTACTTGACCTTTACCTTTTCTACACTTAGCAATAGCTTGTGAAGCTCTTGCAGAGGGAAAGACGGCATATCTTGATTTTACACTATGATAGCAAGAATCTTTAGGCATGACTATTTCTTTTTAGCACCACCCATTTTCATCATGCCTGGTTTCATAGACATGCCATACATTGCTTTAGGAGTTGCAGTTTTAGGAGCCTTTGAAATTCCACCTGAACGTCCTTTAGCAACTTTAGATGCAGATGCTTTTGGATTCTCTCCAGACATAACTCCTTTAGATCCAGGTACAGTTTGTTTTTTAACTGTTGCATTTGGATTAACCATACCACCAGTTTTATATGATTTTTTTCTTGTGGTTGGTGTTTTTTTTGTTACAGGCGGCTCATATGTTCCAGCACCACCTTTTCCACCTGTTGGTCCGCTATAAACCGGACCAAGTGTAGGACCACCTTCAGCATATTTTTTTCTAGTAGTACCAACACTAGCCTTATCACCAAATCTTGATGGATCAAACTCTTTAGATTTTGGTTTGATTCCTAATGCTGTCATAGCTGTTTTTCTATTAGTGGCAGTTAATCCACCTCTTTGCATTTTTGCTTTCATTTTATTTAATTTATATAAATTATTTTTTTCTTTTTACCATACCACCCTTGCGCATTTTTCTAACTGAACCTCCTCTTCTAAATCCTTGTTCTTCAAATTCTCTTTCTGATCTTTCCATTGCACCTATTCCTGATCCAGCATATGGAGTAGGCTTAGATTTAGGAGTTGGAGTAGGAGTAGGAGTTGTTGCAACTGGAGTTGGGGTAACCTCAGTTTTTGGTTTTGACAAACTGCTTTTATTTATTTCACCAGACTTTAACTTCTTCATCAAAGCCATATTTGCAGAAGCACTACCATCGGTTAATCCTTGTTTTTTAGCTTCTGACCAACTAGTACCAGTTTTTTGTTGCCACAATTGTGATACTGTAGGTGAAGAAGCAGGTGGTGGTGGAGTTGGTGGTGGAGTTGGTGTAGACTTTTTAGACTCTGAGTTTTTAATTGGTAATTTATCATCAAGATATCTTAATGGTTCAGTATTAGGCTTATATCTTTTAATTTCTGGTTGTAATACTTTTTTCTTTACTTTTTCTTTTTTCTTTTTAATCTCTGGTCTTATTAAAGATTCAATTTGAGCTTTTACTTTTGGAGCGTCTTTTTTTCCAGCTCCTTCTGCTACTTTATTTGCAATATCAGATACCCTTACTGGGGTTTTCATACTAATTGGTTTAGCAGTAGGCTTTTTAACTTCTACTTTTTTAGTCTGTTTGTTTTTAAGATCTTCAGCAAATTTTTTAGTTATAGTATTAATATCAGGATTCTTTTCAAGTTTACCAGTCTTAGTATTTAAATAATAACCTTGAGCAGTTCTTGTCATCTTGTCAAGGAGATCTTTATTATTTGGTTTAACCGCAGGTTTTTTAACTTCTACTTTTTTAACTTCTTTCTTTTTATCTCCATAAGTACTTTTTCTTATTGGATCTCCAACTTTAGTCTGAATTTTAGTATTTAAATTAGATGCCTTTTTTCTTAAAGGATCACCATATTCTTTTTGAATTTTAGTATTTACTTTTTTTGCTTCTTTTCTAACTGGATCAAGTTTTTTTTGAATCTTTTTATTTAAATCTGAAGAAGATTTATTAATACTATTTCTAAAATTTCTATCTGCCCATCTGTTTACAGCATCTATTAAACTAGTACTTTGTTTTTTTTGTTTTTTTGAAGTTGCCATTTTATATAATATTTATGAATTCCATAATTTCTCAACAGAAGCTGTAAGGTCTTTAAGAACATCCTCATTGAGTGGGTTCTTCATGTACTCTACAACATCAGCTACATTTCTACCAAGTAAGCTATTAGACTTAGCATGGTAAATATGACCATCTGCCTTATTAATAATATACTTAAAAAATATGGAATCACGTACAACTGATTTAATTTTTAATGTTTCCATATCCATACTAACTGCATCCATGAAAGATTTTGCTGCTCTTTCTTTGTTGCTTTCTCCACCTTCACCATTTATGTACATATCCATATTTTCATAAATGATATCATTTGGAGTAGTTTTTCTATACTGTGTGCTATTAATATCTACTACTTTAGCAACATAGAATAGTTTTGTACTGTTCTTATCAAATAACTTTTGTAACTCAGAAAGTGCTTTGTTACGCATTTTCTTGTACTCAGTTCTGATCATTACAGTTTCTTCTTCTTTATCTAAATAAAATTTAGGCGGTTTAGCTTTTGATCTTGCATCTTCATAGCTTTTTGCTATAATTGAAAATCCTCCAGCTTCAATAGCATAAATTTTAATTCTATCAAAAGGATCTTTTGGATCTAGATATACTGGCTCATTACCACATTTAATATCTATCTTATTCCAGAAATCTTTGTTATTTGGAGTAAGTAATTTTACTTTATTCCAAAAATCTTTGTCTTCAATATCAACAACATTAGATGCTAATTCTCTTTCAAGTTCTGCAATTGCTGTTCTGATTTCTCTAACTTTTGCTTCTTTTTGGTCTGTAGGTAAATTTTTAATCTCAGGTGCAAACTCATTTAAACCTGTGATATATCTAATTACTCCATTAACTTCCAAACAAGCTAATTGCTCATGATGTTTTACACCATCAAACAATACCTGTTGGTAGTTTTCTAATCCCATATTAGATGAGTTACTATCAAAGAACGTTCTAACTGCTATAGCTGTTTTTCTGCTGGTGGCAGCCTTGTTAATTTCCACCATTGTAAATCCTGTACTTTCCATTTTTTGTTGGTTTTAAAATTTAAAAATAAGTAAAAAGAGGGAGATATTACTCTCCCTCTTATACTTTGATCTATTATAGAGAGCCTCCAGTGATTGGGTTTCTCATAACAATTTTCAAGACTTTAGTTGGGTCTTTTACCCAAATAGCTGGCATTGTTTGAGACATCATCACACGGTACCCGTTGAATTGTCCAGAAGACTGGAATCCTTGAGTTCTTCCCATGTAGTCCATAGTACCATTTTGATACCACCACTTCAATTGGTTATCCCAAGAAAGTTTCAACATAAAGATATTATCATTAGTGTTATCAGTGATATCAAAGATGATAAAGCTATAAGAAGATAATGGGAAACCATCAATGATTGGGTTCTCAATATCATTTGTATGAACATTGTCAAATGCTGGGTTAAGAACAAACTTAACATTTGCCAAGAATGGAATTACATATGATGTATAAGCAAATCCAAAGTTCAAGTCCATACCTTTACCAGTGATAGCACCAATATCAGCAGCCTGAATTAACAAACCTGAAGAGATAGCTTCTTGCTTGATGGCCTCATTAACCATACGCATACCACCCATACCAGTTTGTACAATAAGAGATCTTTTTGGATCTGGTCCTTGGAACTCAACCTTACCATTGAAGAAGTTATAAATTTCTCCACGGAATAAGTCAAGAGTAAAGTTATTCTTGTTGTATACTCTTTTGAACGCGTTGTTCAATTGTTGCCAAAGTCCAACAGAAAGTCTGATATCATCTGGACCATCTTGTTTAACTTTACCACCTTGTCCCCACATTAAGTAAGTCTCAATATCTGTAGCAATTTTAGATAAGTGAGCAGCTTCCATATTTGTCAAGAAAGTTCTAGAAAGATCTCCATTGTCAAATGCTTTTTTAACTGCATCTTTACCCATAACTTTTACCATATCTTCCAAAGATGTGATAGATGGATCTAGGTTGTTTTTATCAAATGTTCTCCAGATTTCAGTTACAGGAACTGTACCATCTGCATTCATACCACCTTTGATCATTAAGTCTGCTCTTGAAGAGATAGAATAATGTACGTGAGCTTCAGCACCACCAACAAAGTTATAGTATTCACGGAATCCTGCATTGGTCATGATGTCAGAGAATCTTTCACCATACTCACCTCTTGCAGAACCTTTTCTAAACATTCTTGTACCATTAGCCAAGTACTTGTTATCCAAGTATTTAGTATTGTCATTGTTTACAAGTTGAACAGTATAAATAAATCCATCACCAATTGGAAGGATATCTTCATCTGTAATGTACATCTCAACCCCATTGTATTTGTCATAAGTGATGATGTCACCATGTCCAAACTCTCTACGGTTAATTTTGATTTTGAAGGTAGTACCATCAACACCTTTAAATGCATTACCTGATTCAATGTCCTCAATGATATAAGGAAGATCTGTAGAGACAGGAGTCTGCCACTTATACTCTCCACGAGCATTATCTACCATAATTACATTTTTGCCACCAAAGCTAGAAAGCTGGTAAAGGGGCATTTCTACTTTTTGAGCCATAGCCCAAAGGTCTACTGGACCTAAATCCATAGGTTCAGCATCTTTTAACATATTCACTAAGTGATAAGAGTCTACATGCGATGACGCTTGGTAGGCTGTGTCTCTTAGGAATATCCCATTGTTTAAAATTGGAGTTGCCATTTTTATATTTGTTTTATTTGTTACTTAATTAAAATCTCTTAAACATATTAGTTCTTGAGATGGTTTTTTGTGGTTTACTTGTTCTAGTCTTTTGATCATATTCTCTATCATCATTTACAGAAGATGTGATCTTTCTAGACTGTTCTGTTTTTAATTGCCTTACTGTTTTTTCTACAGCTTGTTTATTTCCTTGGTCTTTAATCTTAGATTTATATCCATCTGGATCTGCAAGTAACCAAAGTGCTTCTGCAATAAGATCATGTCTTGGTTCTACAAACTGATACTTTTCTAATAAGTGTCCAAGTAAGTTAGTTTGTTTACCAGAAATAGAAGGGTAGTTAGGTTGAACTAATCCTGAGTATAGCATACTTTGTACTTTTCTATCAAGTTTAATTCCTCCGATTTCACCATTTGCTAGAGTACCATATACATTATCTGTGTATTGTCTAGCAGCTTCTTCTTGTTGTTGCTTTTTTACTTCTTGTTCAGCAAGTTGTCTAGCAACAATTTCTTCTTGCATTCTATCTAACTTTGGTTTAAATTGATTAGCTTTTTGTGCAAGCTTATCCATATCTCTCCAATCATTGATTTCTTCTTCAATTTCTTCTGAAGTACCAAAGTTTGTAGTAAATAAGTATTGTCTTGCAATTTCTGCTTGATCATATTCATCATTAGGATCTAGTTCTCTCATCTCTTCTACATGAGCAAGAGTTCTAAATAGACCCTTAAGATCTGTACCACCATCTGCTACATACTTAGCTGCATACTGAAGTTCTTCAGGTAATGCATTGAAAAACTCTTTTGGAGTATTTTCTCTAACTGCATTTTCTCTTTCCTGAAAGTTTGCTTCAAATAGTTCACGGAAATCTTTTGTAGTATATTCCTCTAATGGTTTGTCATCATCAAAAGGTACTAAAGATCCTTCCTCAATCATTTTACTTGCCAGTTCAGCAAGACCTGACTTGTCAACCTTTGGTCTTCCTTTATTACCAGCATCTTCTTCTTGAGTAATTAAACTATCTAACTCAGCAATAGTTTCTTCTACTTCTTCTTTCTTTGCTACTTCTTCTTTAGAAGCAGGCTTGTCAAGGAACGTGGTGTCTACTGTCTCTTTAGAGAACATAGACTTAGGTTTTTCTTCATCTGCTGGAAGCATTACATTTTCTGCTCCTGGCATTCCAAACATTTCATCAATGTTTACATCTACTTGTTCTACCCTTGTAGAATCCTGAACTTGATCTTTTTCAAGTTCTTTTTCTAATTCTTCCATATGTGTTGGTTTTGTTTATAGTTTAATATAAGAAATAAACTTGAAAAATTTATAATAAGAAAATTTATTTTTTGCACTATATAGCTAAGTGCTAATCTTTTTCTTTCTGATTATTTTTATTATCAAATTTATTCTTATTTTCTCTAGCTATTTGAAGTTGCTTATCTGCTATTTCTTTCTGTGTCTGAAGCTTTTCTTTTTCAATATCCATCTTCTGAGATTGTCTTAGATTTTCATTAGTTTGCTTTTCTCTTTGCAAGCTAGTTTGTTCTTGATATTGTTCAGAAGATCTAATATCTTTCATAGCATCTGCATAGTCTGACATCTCATTTTTATTTACATCAGCCATAGATCCATACCCAGCAGCTCTAATTTCTGCAACTAAGATATCTCTTTGTCTATCTTTTTCTTTCTCAGCAGCTGTAGCATCAATTTTCATCTTCTCAATTTCTTGTTGAGATTTAGTTTGTTGTTCTTGCATTTGCTGTTGTTGCTGCATCTCTTGTTGTTTTTGTTGAGTTTGTTTATCCTCAGATGACTTAAGAGCATTATTAAGCTCAGCAATTGAATCTGACTGAACAATCTTACCTAAATCATAAATGGATGCGCCTGTAGTATTATTTTGCATTGCCATTTGTTTTAACTGTTCAAGAACAGCTCTATGGTTTGCAGTAGTACTACAGAAGATATTAAGATCTCTCATTAAAAGATCTGTACCATTAATCTGAAAATTAACTTTTTCATCTGCTGTGGTAGTGTAAGATAATCTTGATGATGGTTTAGTAGCATTATAATACTGAGCTAAGTCAGTTCTCATTTGATGTACTCTAGGCATTAAGTAATCACAATGCTGAATAAAGAATACTTCTGTTTGAGCATATGATGATGCGGTAGCTTGCTCAATGCCAGTGGCAGTCATTTGAGCTATCTGTTGTCCCATTCTTTGTGGAGTAACACCAATTACTTCATAAGCCTGTTGTTTAAAGTGATTAGCCAACTGAATCCTAGACATCAATCTTTCTGTTTGGGATAGATCTAGTTTTTGAAAATGTTGGAAGTTTAATGCATTCTCTGTATTTGCAATAGAAGTATCTAATGGTAACATTTGAAAGTTCTTCATTGCAACATATGCTCTAGCATAGTTTCCTTTACCCCAGTCTTCACCAAGTGAATGTTTAGGTAAAGTATTTTGATCTAACATGATGATAGTACCAAGTTCATCTACAAGGATATCTGCAATCTGGTTGTTCACAATATTGTATCCAATCTGATATGGCTTCATTAAGTCTATTAAAGCTGTAGACTTTGTATTTCTATCTGAAAACACAGCTCCTTCTACAGGAAGCTTACATCCATATAAACTTTGATCTCCTTTAAACTGGAATCTTAATGCTCCAATTTTATTTTTTTGGATACCAATATAAATTGGAGAGAATCCACCTGGGTTATTCATACCCCAGAATGAAGGAATGTTTGGTCCAATCTTAATTCCTCCCCATACCTCATTAATCCAAATCCAGTCAATGTGTTCTCCAAATACTAAATTATCTTTTGTTTTATTCTTAAATAATCTAGTGTCATAAACTGGTTTATCTGTTACCTGATAGTCTTCTGTAATAACTTCATTGGTTACTTCACCTTCTTCTGTAATCTTAGTAAGATGTCCCACTTTTCTTTGAGATTTCCAGTATGCTTGAGTTACTCTAAGTAAATATGCAGTACCTTGATCAAAGTAATCTTCTCCCTGAGATAATATCTGGTTTATGATATCACCACCATCAGTAATTGAATTTGCTCTAGCTGTAGTATATTGTCTATATGCAAGAGAAGGCATATTAACATTCCATTCATGAGATTTTGTTCCATCATAATATGTACCATCATTTTGATAACCACCAACTATATAACCACCTGATCTAATAGGATAAACTGCTTCTAAAGCTTTTAATTGCTCTTCACTCATTATATATCCAAACTTGTCAATTACATCTGACACAGTGAACATATCTATTTTACCTACCCAGTTACCTTGAGAAATATATCTAGCATCCGGAGACTTGTGATAGAAAGTAACTACAGGATTCCATAGCTCTACTTCATAATCATCTTCTAGCATATTAAAATGCCAGAACTCTCTGTCTGTGATAAGCATGTCTCTAAAACCTCTTTCCTCTAGCTCATCTATTTTAAACTTCTCCACATCTACTCTATGCTGATGAGAAGCCCATTGCTCTATCATTGATCTATAGTCTTTCTTAAAGAAAGCTTCAATCTCAGGAAGAGTTTTTAAATTATCTGGTGATGTTTGTTGTTGAGCCTCCTCAGAGTTTGGATCTAGTCCTTGCTCTAACAATGCTGTAACAATTTTCATTTGAGCATCTGCTAGAAGAGTTTCCTCTACCATCTTTCTTTTTTCCTCTAGCATCTCATTGTATGAGAACTCATCTACTGCACGGTAAGTTAACTTAGTAGACCTTTTAGCAAATTCAGCTACTAAGACATTAATAACATTTGGAATAATAGGGTAAAACTTTAATTCTAATGCTGTTGCTTCTTCTCTTGTAAGTAATTCTACAATGTCTTTATATTCATTATTCTCTTCAATGATATAGTCAGTTCTATCTATAATACCTTTTGCAAGCTTATAGTTTTTCATTAGTCTTCTTGCATTTCTTCTGATTTGCTTAAGACCATTCCATTCTAACCAGTCTAAGTTCCAAGCAGCCCATTCTTCATCCTTATCTTTTTTAGATAAGAACTGCAAAGGTTGGGTAACACTACCCATCCTGTTTTGATCTACTTTAGCTCCTTTCTTTAACTGTAATGCGTTATATACTTGCATAGTTACTTTATATTTTTAAATGGTGATTTTTTAAATACATTACCATTTGTTAATCTACCGTTGTTACCCATATGCCTAAATGGACTACTATTTAATTTAAACAAATTTTCTGACTTTTGCAAGTTTTTAGCTGCATCATCCATGATTGTTCTTTTAGCATAACCTCTATTAGATTGCTGTATTCTCATGAATGCAACCAATGCTGTAAATGCTACAAGTCTATCCACATTGAGTCCTTCTACATATTCTTGCATCTCTTTGATTAACATGGGATCTGGAATTCTTTCTATTCCATATTTAGTTCTAACTATAGTTCCATCAGCTTTTGTTTCTGTATCTAGCTCTTCTTTGCAATACTCAATAACATAACTGAGCATGTGAGCTTTAAATAAGTTACCGGTGTTTCTCCAACCATACTCCTGGTATACGTTAGTATTTGCACCAAGATCTTTAAGGAACATAATCTGTCCTTTTGGTACAAGATATCTTTGCTTTTTTCTAGATATCATGTACTGTATAAATAATGACACGTTACTTTCTATAAGTGCCCATGCATTATACCATTCTATTATTAATTCTAATCTCTGGTGAGTTTTATTAATATCATCAAATCTACCACACCATGCGGCTACTATTCTATCTTGCTCAAGATAAGTCTCTGTTTCTATGCCAGTTACTTTAGTTACTTCAACTGGTGCTTTCATTACATATATAGAACACAGTGAATCTGAGGTAGTTGTCTTACCTTCTGACACGGGGTCAATAGATGCATAGTACTGACCAAAGGTTGGATCTTTAATTGGTCTTTCCCAAACAACAAGAGTTCCTGTTTTATCTTCTAGTTTTTTGGATACAGGGAATTGCATAATAGGAAGCTTGTTTGTTTCCTTTACTGCAGGCTTACCATTCTCATCATAGAATATATCTAAGAATTCATATGCATATTCTTTCTCTTCTATTCTTCTTTGCTGTGCTGCTACTAAGTGTGGAGGGAACACAGATACTGATCTATGTGCAAATGCTTCCTCAATATTTCTAGGGTGCTGTGATATCCTTAACTGATAATCTTCTGGAGATAATTCTTTCTTCCATTTTTCAAATTGCTCTTCAAGGGCAATCAAAGCTTCTTCTACCATTGAATTACCATATTGGTCTATATGTGGTGGCATAGACCATTGCTCAGGAATAAACAAACCTGAGAGACCTTCTGTTGCTTTACTATCTATTAAATTAGTTTCTACAGCATAAATATCTTTTGAAGTAGGATTTAGGATCATATCCTTTAGAGGATTACACTGAGATAAATCCCCTACTGAGCCCGCAGCTATAAACATACCTGTAGTAATTAAACCAGATCTCATTGCTGGTCTCATATACTCATATGTCTGGTCCATCTTAGGAGCAATACCTGCTTCCTCATGGAAGAAGAACTTTACCGGACCCCCTACACCATTTGTAGGATCTTTCTCAAATGACATACCTTGCATAGTTCCTTTAAGACCAACTTCATTCTTTCTATCTCCTTTTCTAACTTCTATCTTTTGTTGCCACATCATTACCTTGTGTGGAGTCATTGGTCTATACCAAGCTGTATGCTCATTTAAAAAAGCAGCATATTCATCTAAGAACTTCCATGAGCCTTTCTCATTTATATAGTCTTTAAGACTGGCTCCTATCTTTAATGTGACACCAGATTCAAACCAAATCTGGTTTAAAAGTTTAGCCATGTGAAAATAAGAAGAAGCTATCTGACGTTTCTTAAGAATAGCTACATGCTTAAAGTTGAGCTCTGCCAATAGTTCATAGATGGCCATGTGATACTGTGCATCCCGTATTTTGGCAAAGTCAAAAATTTGCTGTTCTTTATCAAATATTGGTAAGAAGTTAAGCCACATGTAATAGTCTCTAGTAAGGTACCATATGTTGTTTCCTGATTTATAGATAACTCCTCTCCTACATCTGAGTTTTTGCTCATCCCAGTAATTGATAAAATCTTTGGATTTAAATGGAGAGTCGCAGTAATATCCATTTTCTCTGAACTTTCTTGATTCAGAATTAAATAATAAGCTAGTTTCATCAAAGTTATATTTACCTGGTTCACTAAATAAGTCTTTTAAAAATTTGGCAAACTCTTCTCTTGAAGAAAAGTCTGTAACAGTCCAAGTTCCATTATCATAGGTTGGTATGTTTTCAAATATCTCCATTACTGATCATATGCCATTCCAATACCACCTCTTACTCTACTAGATTGTTCTTCTTGTAGATCTTTATATGCACCTTTAAATGATGCTCTAATTGCCTCATAGTTTTTTGCAGCATTTACTAAAGCTGTAATATTACCATCCCGCCCGTGTGTGATAGGTGTAGTTTCCATGTATCTACCTAATCTATCTAACATGGATGCAATTCCTTTATATGCTCTAGATGTGGGAGTTTCAAACATTCTCTGGCAAAACTGTAAGGCTGTGTATATATCATCATCTTCAGTAGAAAAGTCCGCTTCTATTTGATCTAGAATTAAAGACTCTTTATCTAAATCCGGTGTATAAAAAAATGGATTTAAATCTGGGTTAGGACATGTCATATAAAATAAGTACTGATAAATTTTAATGTAATTATCAGGATAGTTATCCATAACCACCTTAAGAGCCTTTAGGGTATAGCAATGTTCTGTTGGAATTACTTTACCATTCTGTATGTCAAATAGTTTTACAATCATTTCTTTTTAATTTTATTTCTGTTATCATGTAAGTAATGCATAATTGCAATTACCTCATCTTTTAAATATGGTATTTCCATTTGTACTACATCTTTAACTATGGGGTCTCCATTATGATCATAACTAGTTAAAGGATATCCATATCTATCTAAACTTTCTGTTTCAAATACTATATGATGAATAAACATTTTCCCTGGTTGTAATTTAGGATTGTGTTTTAATATGATGTACATATAGATACTCAACTGCAGACTGTAGTGATTAAAATTACAATCATCTAAACTAGATACAGGAGAGAGCATTTTTTCAGATACTCCCTCCCAATCTTTGTAAGATTCAGTCTTAATCTCTTTATTAGTTTTATAGTCAATAATATT